CACGATTGACGAGCTGACCCTTTACAGTTATAAGCAAGACCCACTGACAGGTAAGATTCTGCCGATCCTGGAGGACAAGAAAAACCACGTCATCGACGCCTTGCGATACGCCTGCGAGGCGGTGCGGAGGTCCAGTGCGGCCAAGCCTGCCGTCTTCACGCCTTTGCCAAACGTAAAGAAGTGGTGAGACAATCGCACAAATTGAGGAACTAATTATGGCCAGAATCTCCAACGACCAGCGCCTTGCCAATCTTCACACAGAAGCCTTGGCGCAGTTCGACGATGTTCAGAGCGCACTGCGCGATGAGCGCCTGCAGTGCCTGCAGGATCGGCGCTTCTACAGCCTGGCAGGCAGTCAGTGGGAAGGCCCACTCTGGGACCAGTACGAGAACAAGCCGAAGTTCGAGGTCAACAAGATCATGCTGGCCGTGATCCGAGTGGTCAACGAGTACCGCAACAACCGGATCACGGTGGACTTCGTGTCCAAGGATGGCACCGAGAACGACAAGCTGGCCGAGGTCTGTGACGGTCTCTACCGTGCCGACGAGCAGGCATCAGTCGCAGACGAGGCCTACGACAACGCCTTTGAGGAGGCGGTTGGAGGTGGCATCGGAGCCTGGCGTCTGCGCACCGTCTACGAGGACGAGGAAGACCCAGAGGACGACCGGCAGCGCATTCGCATCGAGCCGATCTTCGACGCTGACAGCTCGGTGTTCTTCGACCTCGGTGCCAAGCGCCAGGACAAGAGCGACGCCAAGTTCTGCTTCGTCGTCACCAGCATGACCCGTCAGGCCTACAAGGATACCTGGGGCGACGACCCGACCGACTGGCCCAAGATCATCCACCAGTACGAGTTTGACTGGTGCACGCCTGATGTGGTCTACGTGGCCGAGTACTTCAAGGTCGAGGAAAAGACAGAGACCATTCGCATCTTCCAGGCCATCGACGGCACAGAGGAGCGTTACAGCCAGGCCGACTTCGCAGCCGACGAGACCCTAGAGGACACGCTGGCTGCCATCGGCACACGCGAGGTGCGGCAGAAGAAGATCAAACGCAAGCGCGTGCGCAAGTACGTCATGTCCGGTGGCCGAGTGCTTGAGGACGCTGGCTACATCGCAGGCAACTGCATTCCCATCGTCGTGGTGTACGGCAAGCGGTGGTTCGTGGACAACGTGGAACGCTGCATGGGCCACGTTCGCTTGGCCAAGGATGCCCAGCGCCTGAAGAACATGCAGCTCAGCAAGCTGGGCGAGATCAGCGCACTGTCCAGTGTCGAGAAGCCGATCCTCACGCCTGAGCAGGTGGCTGGCCACCAAGTCATGTGGTCTGAGGACAACCTTAAGGACTACCCGTATCTGCTGATCAACCCGATCACGGACCAGAACGGAAACCAGGCCGTCAGCGGTCCAGTGGCCTACACGAAAAGCCCACAAATCCCACCGGCGATGGCTGCGCTCCTGCAGATCACCGAGACCGACATGCAGGACATCTTGGGCAACCAGCAAGGCGCTGACAAGATGGTGAGCAACATCTCCGGCAAGGCTGTCGAGATGATCCAGGCCCGAGTCGATGGCCAGGCCTACATCTACATGAGCAATTTCGCTAAGGGCATGAAGCGCTGCGGCGAGATTTGGCTCTCGATGGCCCGTGACATCTACACCGAAGAAAAGCGCAAGATGAAGACGGTGGCGGCTACTGGCGAGGCTGGCATGGTCGAGCTGATGCAGCCGAGCATTGACCAAGAGACCGGCGAGGTGGTCATGCAAAACGACCTGTCCAGCGCCACCTTCGATGTGATCGCAGACGTCGGCCCGTCCAGCTCGAGCAAGCGCCAGGCGACCGTCAGGGCGCTGACCGGCATGCTGCAGATCACGCAAGACCCAGAGACCGCACAGGTGCTGACGGCAATGGCCATGATGAACATGGAGGGCGAGGGCGTCGGCGATGCAAATGCCTACTTCCGCAAGAAGCTGCTGCGCATGGGCGTGGTCGAGCCGACCGAGGACGAGGCCCAAGAACTCATGGCCGAGATGCAGGGCAAGCCCAAAGACCCGAATGCCATGTACCTCCAGGCCGCTGCCGAGGAGGCCACCGCCAAGGCGGCACAGGCCCGTGCCAACACGGTCAAGACCGTGGCCGATGCAGAACTCAGCCGTGCCAAGACACTTGAGACGCTCGGCAAGGTTGACGAGACAGCCCAAAACATGGCGCTCACAAATGCAGAGGCCGTGCAGGAGATTCTGCGTGGCCAGATCATTCAGCCTGTTGTCAGGTAAATGAAAAAGCGCGAGAATGTGATAAACGGCATCCACCCAGCCGTGTCAATGGGTGAGTTTGATGGGGTCATAGATGAAGCAAAAGGCAGTATCAGGAGATGAAAGCCAAGACGACGAGACCGTAGTTATCGAGGACGAAGGCCAAGGCTCTGAGCAAGAAACCAGCGAGTATCAATCCACTGGTGACCAGGGCGATGGACAGAATGCCGAAGATGGCGAGGGCGAGTCGGACGAGGTAATCGTCTCCATTGGTGAGGAAGCGCCACCTCCCGAAGAACAGACTCATGCGCCTGAGTGGGTGCGCGAGCTGCGTAAGACGAACCGAGAATTGCAACGTCAGAACCGAGAGCTACACAGCAAGCTGCAGACAACCGCACAGACTGAGACCAAGCCGGTCGTGCTGGGACCAAAGCCGAAGCTGGAAGATCACGACTACGACGCTGACAAATTCGAGGAGGCACTGGCTGGTTGGTTTGAGCGCAAGCGAAAAGCCGATGAGATGCAGGCCGCGCAGGAAGCTGAAGTTATGAATCAGCAGAAGGCGTGGAAGGCAAAGCTGGATGGCTACGGCAGGGCGAAAGCTGAGCTGCGAGTCAAGGATTTTGAGGATGCCGAGGCCGTGGCCCAGGAACTCTTCAACATCACCCAGCAGGGCGTGGTGCTTCAAGGTGCAGATAACCCTGCGCTCGTTATTTACGCACTCGGCAAAAATCCAAAGAAGGCAAAGGAGTTGTCCGATATCAAAGACCCCGTGAAGTTTGCCTTTGCGGTAGCGAAACTGGAGAAAGAATTGAAAGTTACCAACCGTAAGGCAGCCCCGCCACCCGAGAGAGTCGTGTCAGGAACTGGCCGAGTATCTGGGGCGGTGGACTCAACCCTCGAACGGCTGCGAGAAGAAGCGGCTCGTACTGGAAACATGACCAAGGTCATCCAGTACAAGGCGCAGAAGCGTGCAGCTTCAAAATGACATTTTTTAGGAGTTAACCATGTCCAATAGTTTCTCGAAAGAAGAGCGCGTCGCGTTTGAAGACATCCTCGAAGGTTTCCAAGACCTGCTGGTGCTGTCGCGTCACGTGAACATCTACAACACCGACCAGACGATGATGGCTCGTACCAACGACACCATCTGGCGTCCGCAGCCTTACATCGCGCAGTCCCAGAACAGCACTCCTGGCACTCCCGTGACGTATCAGAACATGACCCAGTTGGCTGTTCCTGCAACTCTGGGTTTCAGCCAGACCGTGCCCTGGACCATGACCACCCTCGACCTGCGCGATGCGCTGCAAGAAGGTCGTCTGGGCGAGTCTGCCAAGCAGAAGCTGGCCTCCGACATCAACGTGGCGATCATGAACGTGGCGGCTGCCCAAGGCACGCTGGTTGTTCCTGTGTCCACCGCTGCCGGTGACTACGATGACGTCGCCCTGTGCGACACCATCATGAACGAGCAGGGCGTGCCTGACTACGACCGTTTCCTGGGCCTGTCCAGCCGTGACTACAACGGTCTGGCCGGTAATCTGTCCCAGGCTTCGCGTTCGTTTGGAAACCAGAAGTCGGATCGTGCTTACGAGCGCAGCTTCGTCGGTATGGTCGCTGGCTTCGACACCTACAAGTTCGACTACGCCAACCGCATCGCTGTGGCCGGTGGTGGCACGACCACCATCGACACCACTGGTGCCCAGGCTCAGTACGTGCCGCAGGCCACCTCGACCGCTGTCGGCGGCCAGATCAACGTGGACAACCGCTACCAGTCTGTCGTCGTGAACAACACGGTCGGCGTGGTTGCTGGCGATTGCTTCACCATTGACGGCATCGAGGCAGTGCATCACATCACCAAAGTGTCCACTGGCCGCCTGAAGACCTTCCGAGTCATCAGCGTGACCAACAGCACCACGATGGTGATCAGCCCTCCGATCATCGCGGCCACCGCACCGGCCACCGATGCAGAGCTGCAGTACAAGAACGTGCAACTGGTTGCCGCTTCTGCCGCTGCACCGCTGAACTGGCTGAACACTGGCGCTTCGGCGATCAACGTGTTCTGGCAGCGCGATGCTCTGGAAATCTTGCCTGGCCGCTATGCCGTCCCGTCCGATGCTGGCACCGCAGTGATGCGTGCCACCACCGACCAGGGCGTCGAGCTGGTGATGCAGAAGTTCTACGACATCGACAGCATGGTGATCAAGTACCGCCTCGACACCCTGTTCGGCGTGGTCAACAAGCAGCCTGAAATGTCCGGCGTCTTGTTGTTCAATCAGCCCTAAGCTGAGCTAGAGAGGAAGGGGCTTCGGCCCCTTCTTCTTTCCACATTTCAAGGAGCGCATCATGCCGTTGACCAAGGGTTATTCGCAGAAGTCCATCAGCAAGAACATCTCCAAGGAGATGAAGTCTGGCATGCCTCAGAAGCAGGCCGTGGCCGTGGCCCTGTCCACTGCACGCAAGGCTGCAATGAAGGCTGGCAAGCCCAGCAAAGCACCTGCAAAGGCCAAGAAGTGAAGCAGGGTCTCTACGCCAACATTCACGCCAAGCGCGAGCGCATCGAGCGCCAGAAGGCCGCAGGCAAGACGCCTGAGCGCATGCGCAAGCCTGGCACAAAGGGCGCACCGACCAAGGCCGCATTCGTGGCGTCGGCCAAGACAGCAAAGGCAAAGAAATGAGCGTGTTCCCCTCATTGGTCTACAAAAGCCCAGGCATCTACCAAAAGCCAAACGGGAAAAGCTACGGCTTTGCCAGCGTACAAAGCCAGGAAGAACTGGACGAGAAGCTGGCCGATGGCTGGTTTTTGTCGGCTGCAGAGGCCATCGAGGCGGCAGGCGACAGCGCATTTCCTCCGACCAAGCCCAGGCCAAAGTGGGCGATCAAGCCCGTCAAAAAGAAAAAGCCAGCCAGGCCGCTGGACTGGCGCGAGCAGGCCAAGGCCAAAGCCGCTGCCGCAGCAGTTGTGCCGGTGGCAGAGCCTGAGCCGAAGCAGATCGAAGACGATGCACCGCCAACCCGTGAAGAGCTGGAGGCCAAGGCCACAGAACTCGGCATCCGATTTGATGGTCGCACAAGGGACAAAAAGCTGGGACAATTGATCCAAGATCGGCTGTCCGAGCAAACGGGAGAATGACATGGGATGGACCAAGCGCCAATTCATCGAGCAAGCCTTCGACGAGATCGGCTTGGCCTCCTACGCCTTCGACCTCGGCCCAGAGCAGATGCAGTCAGCACTGCGCAGGCTTGACACCATGATGGCCGCATGGAATGCTCTGGGCATCCGGCTGGCTTACCCGCTGCCATCAAGCCCACAGGACAGCGACCTTGACGAGCAGACCAACGTGCCGGACAGCTCCAACGAGGCCATCTACACCAACTTGGCCATCAAGCTGGCCCCGAGCTACGGCAAGCAGGTGATGCCAGACACCAAGGCCACGGCCAAGGAGTCCTACAACACGCTCCTGTCCCGTGCGGCCATGCCGATGGAGCAGCAGATGCCTGGGACCATGCCATCCGGTGCAGGCAACAAGCCCTGGCGCGTCTACGACGATCCGTTCTTGCGCCAACCCGTCGATCCACTCCTGGCAGGCCAGGACGGGCCACTCGAATACAACTGAGGACAACCAGCCATGCCAACGATCAATCAACTTTCACCACTCACGCAGTTATCTGGTGGAGACCAGTTCCCGATCTACGTGCCGAACAACGGCGACGCACGCAGGGTCTCGGTCACGCAGCTCCTGCAGTATTTCCAGCAGACGTTTGCAGCCCCGACGGTATCCACCAATCTGTACACGCCTGGGACCGGATTCAACATCACGGTTCCGACGCCAACCACCGAGCAGCAGTGGATGCTGATCCAGCCTGCTGGCACCTTGGCCGCTGGCACGGTCACGCTGCCGCTGAATACTGGCGTGCCTGATGGCACCCAGGTGCTGGTGACCACCACCCAGATCATCACCAGCTTCACGCTGGCCTTGAATGGTGCGGCGGCATCCTTTGGCGCACCGACCACGCTGGCCGCTAATGCCTTCTTCACGATGCGCTACTACCAGGCCACGAATTCTTGGTATCGGGTGGCCTGACATGGCCACGAAAGACAGCCGCCTGGCTCGCGTTGGAGTGGAGGGCTACAACAAGCCCAAGCGCACGCCATCGCACCCGACCAAAAGCCACGTTGTCGTGGCCAAGGTCGGCGACCAAGTGAAGACCATTCGCTTCGGCCAGCAGGGCGTCTCAGGCAGCCCAAAGAAGGAAGGCGAGTCCAATGCCGACAAGGCTCGGCGCGAGTCTTTCAAGGCCAGGCACGCTGCCAACATTGCCAAGGGCAAGATGAGTGCTGCATATTGGAGTAATCGCGTGAAGTGGTAAACAATCCAAAATGGTGCTACAGTGTTCCAAAGGAGCAATGTATGCCAAATGGACTTCTAAAGTATGAGGTGCGGTGTCCAAACTGCGAGGAAAAGAGAATGGTTCGATCTGATGTCCTATCGAAATTGCAGAAAGAAGGAAAGCCTTTGATCTGTAAACCGTGCCATAACAGGCTGCGGTTCGATGGACGAGACCACCCGCGCAAAGGCACTGGCGTGAAAAATGACCCAGCCTTGTCAAGGACACGCGCAAGCTACTACAAGGCAAGACAGCGCAGCCTGGCTGGCGCAAAACACCACGCATGTTATGCCGAAGTGGAATTCAGATTTGTTTCATTGCAGCAACTAATTGATTGCATTGGCGTTAGGCCTGAAGGCATGACGCTTGACCGCATTGATCCTCTTGGCCACTATGAGCCAGGCAATGTGCGATGGGCCACAATGGCGCAACAAAACGCAAATCGTCTGCCCCGTGGCTACTGGCAAAAGCAAAATCAAATGGCGGCTTAAATGCAAGTTCCAATCCTCTCCGGCATCTACGCTGACAACACGCCAGAACTGCGCACCGCATACCCTGTGAACATGGTGCCGGTGCCAAAGGCGTCTGGCATCAGCAATGGCTTTCTGCGGCCTGGCGACGGCATCGTGGCCAACGGCACAGGCCCAGGCGTTGACCGTGGCGGCATCAACTGGAACGGCGTCTGCTATCGTGTCATGGGCACCAAGCTGGTGACCGTGGCCAGCAATGGCACTGTGACTGTGCTGGGCGATGTTGGTGGGCCAACCACAGAGCTGGTGACGATGGACTACAGCTTCGATGTGCTGGCCATTGCGTCCGGTGGCCGCCTGTACTACTGGATTCCGGTCAACACAACAGCGACATCGGTCTGGAACCCAACAGCTCCCATCTTGCGGCAAGTCACAGACCCAGACCTTGGCGTGGTGCTTGATGTGGTATGGGTGGATGGCTTCTTCATGACCACCGACGGTGCCAATTTGGTCGTCACTGAGCTGTCAGACCCGATGCAGGTCAACCCGCTGAAGTACGGCAGCTCCGAGGTTGATCCAGACCCTGTGGTGGCACTCATCAAGCTGCGCAACGAGGTCTATGCCCTCAATAGCAACACGCAAGAGGTGTTTGACAACGTGGGCGGCGCACTGTTTCCTTTTCAGCGGATTGACGGCGCACAAGTTCAAAAAGGTGTGATTGGCACGCACGCTTGCTGCACCTATCTGGAGCGCATCGCATTCTTGGGCGGTGGCCGCAACGAAGCGCCAGGCATTTATCTTGGCGCAGCAGCAACCACCCAGAAAATCAGCACGCAGGAGATCGACACCCTGCTACTGCAGTACACCGAGGCGCAACTGGTCAAGGTTAAGCTGGAGGCACGCAACGACAAGGCGCACCAACACCTCTACGTTCACCTGCCAGACCGCACGGTGGTATACGATGCCTCGGCCAGCGAGGCGCTTGAGCAGCCCGTCTGGTTCACTCTGACCACGGCTGTGGTCGGCTTTGCTCAATACCGCGCACGCAATCTGGTCTGGGTCTATGACAAGTGGCTGGTAGGCGATCCGCAAAGCAGCAACATCGGCTATCTGGTGCAGGACACCGGCCACCACTGGGGACAGCAGGTGCGCTGGGAGTTCGGCACGCTCATCGTTTACAACGAGGGCAACGGCGCGATCTTTAACCGCCTTGAGCTGGTCGCATTGACCGGCAGCGTGGCGCTGGGCAAGAACCCGCAAATCAGCACCAGCTACAGCGTCAACGGCCTGTCCTGGAGCCAGGACCGCAGCATCAGCGTCGGCACCATTGGCAACACCGCCAAGCGCCTGGCTTGGTTCCAGCAGGGACACATGCGCAACTGGCGCATCCAGCGCTTTCGTGGCGACAGCGATGCCCATGTGTCGTTTGCAAGGCTTGAGGCCCAGATCGAGGCATTGGCGTACTGATGGCAACCGCACCCGTCTCCCGCAGGCTGAACCTGACACGCGACCAGCTCGCGCAGTTTCTGACCGACCAGCAGCAGATCAGGCAGTTCGAGCTGCTGTTTGCTGCTGTGGACGAGCTGCAGGCCATTGTTGGCACCGACTTCGAGTACCAGGCCGACACAGCGGCAGCCACGGCCAACGAGGCTCTGGCCCAGATTGCAGCACTGGCGCAAGACACAGCCGTTGAAGATGCAGTTCTGAACGCCAAGATTCAGCAGGCACTGGACGCGATTCCAAGGCTGGCCCAAGTGCTCAACCTGCTGGCTCTTGCGCCAGTAGAGCAGCACAACAACTCGGTCACCACCGACTACATCGACTTCAATACCAATGCACCTGATCCGGCCACGAAGGTCGGCAGGTTGCACTGGAATGGTGGCTACACGCTCAACCTGGACATGACGCCAAACGTCAACCAGTCCATTGGCGAGTCGCAGTACTACTACATCAAGGCCTCGGCCAACATTGCCAAGGGGCAACTGGTGATGTTCGATGGCGCTGTAGGCTCGTCTGGCGTGCTCAAGGGCAAACCATCGACCGGCTTGACCAATGGCCAGCTTGTCATGGGCGTGGCGGCAGAGGCCATTGTGCTGAACGACTTCGGCTTGGTCTCCAGTTTCGGTCTGGTGCGAGGATTCAACACCACAGGCACGCCTTATGGCGAAGTCTGGGCAGATGGCGACATCCTGTACTACAACCCATCGTTTGCTGGTGGCCTGACAAAGAATCTGCCACAAGCCCCAATCCCTCATGTGGTGGTGGCTGCGGTGGTCAATGCTGGGTCTGGAGGATCTGGCTCCGTATTTGTCAGGGTTCAAGCTGAGCCGCTGGTCGGCCAACTTTCAGACGTCTACGCTCCAACACCGGCAACCGGCGACGTCCTCATTTACGATGGCGTCCAGCAACGCTGGGAGAGTGGGCCATTGACGTCAGCCGCCTTACCTGCATTTGTCAAATCTAACTTGGTGCTCACATGGCTTTCGATGTAATCACCCCAACCAAGCTGGGCCAGGCTGCGATCACCACTGGCGTGACCACGCTTTACACGGTCCCAGCCAGCACTCGCACGCTGCTCAAAGAGTTCAGTATTGCCAACACCACGGCAGCGGCCATCAATGTGCGGGTGTTTCTGGTGCCTTCTGCTGGCACGGCAGGCACGACAAACGCCTTCCTATACGATGTGTCTGTACCGGCCAACAATGCCCTGCAGTACAACGGCGTGCAGGTTATGAACGCAGCCGAAACCATCCAAGTTCAAGCAGCATCGACAGGCCTGACAATCACGGCCAGCGGTGCTGAAGCCACATAAGGAGCATGACATGACCGTAACCATCAAGGTGCTGATTCCTGCCAAGCAGGCCGAGAACAGCCAGACAACGCAGTACACGGCGACGAACTGCAAGACCATCATCGACAAATTCACGGCCACCAACACCAGCGCAGGCAACATGACCATCAGCGTCAACTTGGTGACCAGTGGCGGCAGCGCAGGCGCGAGCAATTTGATTGTGGACACCCGTGCCATCGCACCAGACGAGACCTACACTTTTCCCGAGCTGGTGGGCCAGGCCTTGGAGCCTAGTGGCTTCATCTCCACCGTTGCAAGCGCAGCCACATCGTTGACAATCCGCGCATCTGGCCGCGAGATCACCTGATAGGAGTAAGACATGGACTACGCAAAGATGCCGAAGATGATGATTTCTGGGTTTGGCGGCATTCCCTATGAGGAAGAGTTCCTGACCACAGCCGAGAACAAAAAGAACACCCAGGTCGCCATCGACGACTGGATGCTCGGACCTGAGAACCCAAGCAACGAGCCGACAGCCAACAAGACTTTCTGGGTTGCAGTCGGCAAGGCCATGCAGTGCGATGAGAAAGAGGCCCGTCGGCGGCGCTGCTCGAACTGCGAGTATTACGACAACTCGGTCGAGATGCAGCTCAAGATGGAGCGCATCCCGCGCAATGAGTGGGACACCGACGCTGGTTTCAGGGGCTACTGCGAAAAGCTGGAGTTCATCTGCCACGATCTGCGGGTCTGCCAGGCCTGGGAAGAGCGCGAAGACGAAGAAGATTGACGAGATGTCGAAATGTGGGAAAATGCAGTCGCTGAGCCTATCGAGCCGCCAGCAGCTCACCCTGAAGAGGAGCTGCGCATGACTGGTGTCGATTGGCTGAAGGAGAACCTGCAAAGGTCTCTTGCGCTTCCTGCGCCAGCCGTCGAGTGGCTGCTCATGCTCTATGGTGCCATTCAGGTCTTTGACGATGTGGCCGATGGTGATCCAGTCGAGCGCGAAGACCTAAATGCGGTGATCTGGAACAGCCTGGTTGGCATGGGCCAGAACGCATTCTGGCAGGCAAACGCACCAACACTCTCTCCCATCGTTGCCTCAATGATTCTCAAATGGCAGGCATCTGACCAGGCCGAGCGAGCAGGCAAGGCCGATGCGCGATCATTCGTCTGGCGTGCCGGATACTATGACGTTGTGCTGATCGCTGTGGCGCTGTGCCACGGCACACAGCGTGCTACAGAAGCGGCGTCTCAAGTCATGGGACTGTATGGCGAGACGCTCGAAGACTACATGAAGGAGTTCAGCCATGCCTGATCCAGTAACTGGCTTAATCGTTGGAGGCACTCAACTGCTCGGCGGCATGATGCAGGCCGATGCAGCAGGCGAGGCCGCAGGTATTCAAGCAGGCGCAGCAGAGGCTGGCGTAGCAGAGCAGCGCAGGCAGTTTGATGCCCTGCAAGCCTTGCTCAAACCTTACACAGAGGCAGGTCTACCTGCGCTCCAGCAACAGCAGGCCTTGCTTGGCCTACAAGGTCCAGAGGCAGAGCAGGCAGCCATTGAGCGCATCCGAGGTGGCGAGACTTTCCAAGCACTAACCCAGCAAGGCGAGGAAGCCCTGTTGCAGCGTGCTTCGGCCACTGGTGGCCTGCGTGGTGGCAACATCCAGGCAGCACTGAGCGAGTTCCGGCCACAGCTCCTGTCCAGCCTCATCGAGCAGCAATACGGACGTCTGGGCGACATGACGCAATTGGGCCAGCGGTCTGCTGCTGGTGTCGGCGCTGCTGGTATGGAGACCGGAACCAATGTGGCCAACCTGCTGGCTCAGCAGGGCGCAGCCCGTGCTGGTGGCGAGCTGGCCGAGGCCAAGGCATTCAGCGGCCTGTTCAACTTGCCTGCTCAGATTCTTGGCTTTCAGTACGGTGCAGGCGGCAAGGCTGGCATGGGCTTCGGTTTTTAAGGAATAGAGCATGGCCACCATCAATCCATTCCAAGCCCCGATCAACTACGCAGTCGATGTGCAAAGCCCGTTTGAGGCTGCACTCGGTGGTTTTAAACTTGGCGCTGGCCTAGAAGAAATTAATGCAGCAAGGCAGAAGCGTGCCTTTGAGATGCAGCAACTACAAGCAGCCCAAGCACAGCAGCAACAGTATCAATCTGGCCTGAATGCCTTCTTCGCAAAGCCACCTGCCGAGCGCAGGATTGAGGAACTGCAGCCACTACTGGTCGGCGCAAACAAGCAGCAGTTTGATGCCTTGAAGCTAATCGGCGAGAACATGGGCGCTGAGAAGCTGGCTTCATCCAAGCGTTTCACATCACAGGTGCTGCTGGCCCTTGAGTCAAATCCAGAAACAGCCAAGACGATCCTTCAAGAACGTATTGATGCCGAGACAGACCCAAACCAGAAGCGTGCATTTCAGAACATCCTGACGATCTCCGAGACAAATCCAAAAGGTGCAGCGGAGATGATGGAGTTTCTTGGCGTAGCCTCTGGTTTTGGTTCAGAGTGGTACAAAGGGATTTCTGATGTTCGGCAAGAGCGCAGGACTGCGGCTCTGCAACCATCAGCGCTTAAGAAGGCCGTTGCCGATGCAGATGCCGCTGTAGCAGATGCACAGAAAAAGGTTGCAGAGGCAGGAAATACACCTGACAGGCTGAAAGCAGAGCAAGATTTGAGACTGGCTCAAGTCAGGAAAGAAATAGCGGATGCCGATATAAAAGTCGCAGAGGCAAAAGACGCGCCTTCGCGCTTGGTTGCAGAGCAAGATTTGAGGGTTGCTCAAGCTGCACAACAGCGAGCACTTACTGCTGCAAGTGTAGGCGCAGAGGAAAGGGCAGCAGCTCTGCAACCAGCAGCACTTAAAGAAGCAACTGCTAAGGCAGATGCTGCTGTGGCTGAAGCAGAAAGGAAAGTTGCAGAGGCTGAAGATACGCCTTCTAGGCTTGAGGCAGAAGCACAACTAAGACAAGCTCAAACTGCACAGCAACAAGCATTGACCGCGGCAAGTGTTGGCGGTGAAGCCAGAGCCGCTGCTCAGGCACCAGAAGCACTTAGAAGGCTGGTTGCCGATGCAGACAAAGCCATTGCCGATGCAAAAACAGCACAGGCCACAGCAGCAAACGCGGCAGAGACGGCAAAAGCAAATGCTGATCTTGCCAAGGCGCAGGCACAAAAAGCCGTTGTCGATGCAAAGTACGCAGAGCGTGTTCAAATTGCAGGGCTGGATAAGACCAACTGGGATATCAAAAATCTTCGTGACCAGATAAGGGATCGCTCTGCTCGTTTGAATCTTGACGCTCAAAAAACAGCGGCAGATGTTGCAGACAAAATGTCCAGCATCAAATCTCGACTGACTGAAATCCCAGCAGAGTCGAGAAAGCTGATCAATGAATCTGCTGCATTGGCGTCCACTTCCAAACAGGCTGCAGTCCAGTTCAATGATCTGGCCAAGCGAATTGAGGCTGCACAAGGCGGCAAGGGCGCATTTACGTCGGCAACCGAGTGGCTTGCAAAGGCCACTGGTCGGCAAGACGAGTGGACCCAGATCAGGAACGAATACACCCGCGTGCGCAACACGATTGCGATCAAATCACTGCCGCCTGGCGTGGCCACCGACAAAGACATTGAGCTGGCTCTCAAGGGAATTCCTCCTGAGACTGCCAATGCAGCAACGCTCGCGTCTTTCCTTCGCGGCATGGCCAAAATGCAGGACATTGACTCGTCCATCAACAACGCCAAGACCGATTGGCTGTCTCAGAACAACGGCCTGCTGACCCGTGCCAAAGGCACCTTTATTGCTGGTGACTACGCTGCAAACGCTGGCGAAACGTTCAACGACTTTGCCCAGCGCATTGTTGGTGATGTGGCACAAAAATATCGCTCCCCAGAACAGATTGCAGAAGAACGGCGTCAACAGGCGATTAGCCAAATACCGACCAACAGAGCGCCTGTAACACCACCAGCAGCGGCACCTGCGGCCACGGCAGCAAGTGTCATGTCTCAAGCCGATGCAATCCTTCGCGGAGGCAAATAAATGGCAACCGCACAAGAATATGCAGCCTGGATCGTTAAAAACGCTGATAAGCGTGGCACTCCTGAGTTCGACACTGTTGCCCAGGCATATCAGTTCGCAAAGGCTCAAGAGACCACAGCCGCCACACAGGCTCAGATTGCACCGCCACCAAGACAGCCAACCATCGGCCAGCAACTTGTCGGAGCCGGTGAGACTGCTTTGACTTTTGGAACTGCGGCCACTGGCGGCACGCTCGGCACGATTGGCGGAGTATTGAAAGGCTTGTCGGAGCAAATTCTGTCTGGTCAATTTGGCACACCGGAGGCTATGCGTGCAGTCGAGCAGGCGGCGGCAGCGGGTGGCCAGGCTTTGACCTATCAGCCACGCACAGAGACCGGCCAGGAAATGTCTCAGGCTGCCGGCCAATTCTTGGCAACAGCCTTGCCTCCTGTCTTGCCGGTGGTTGCTGCGCCTGGTCAATTGGTGCAGGCCACCAGGCAGGCTGCGCCTATCGTGCAGGCCACAGCTCGGCGTGGCGCTACTGCAGCGCAACAGGCAGCCAGGGCAACTGGGCAAGTTGTGGCCAGGCCTGTGCAGGCGGTCACTACTGCCGTGCAAGAAACGCTGGGGATTGAGCCTGCTGCGCCTGCTCTGACACCTGGGCGCGTGTCTGTTGGGGCGGCAGCGACTCCAGAGGTGCTGCGTCGCACAGCGACTGCAGAAGGTCTACCTGTGCCGGTCACATTGACCAAAGGCGCAGCCACCAGGGATGCCCAGCAACTGGCCTTTGAGAAGGAGCAGATCAAGAGCGATCTGGGTGGACCTCTGCGCCAGCGTGCCGAAGAAAATAATCTGCAGCTTTTGCAGAACTTTGACACCTTGGTGGACATGACAGATGCCCAGCTCATGGACTTGGCAAGCACTGGAGGCGCTGTCGTCAAATCCCTGACAGAAGGCCTGACCGCAGCCAAAAACAAGACCCGTGCGGCTTACAAGGCGGCAGAGAAAGCCGGAGAGCTGGAGAACAACGTCACCCTCAATTCGGTGGTCGAATACATCAATGAGAACATCCCAGAGGGCGATCTGGCTCCTGTTCTCAAGGCTGCGCGATCAAAGGCCATTGCAGTCGGTGCAGCAGTCCAAGACGAAAGCGGCAATCTGATACCACAGCCGGTCACACTCAAACAAGCAGAAAGCCTGCGCCAGACCTTCCAGCGTGCTGGCTTTGAGGGTGCAGATCAGTTTCATGGCGGCTCATTGCGCCGAGTCTTTGACACAGAGACCGAAGGCATGGGTGGTGATCTGTACAAGAAGGCCAGGGCCACGCGCATTGAGCAAGCTAGAAAGTACGAAAACCGCGCCATTGTTGCACGTCTCATCAAGAACCGCAAAGGCATGGAAGACCCACAGGTTGCATCCGATCAGGTTTTCCGCAGGTCCATCTTGAACTCGTCGCCTGACGAAATCACGTTCCTCAAGCGCGTCCTGCTCACAAGTGGCCAAGACGGACAGCAGGCCTGGAAAGAACTGCAAGGTGCAACCGTGCGCCATTTGCGAGACGAGGCCACTAAGGGCATGGGCATGGATTCGCAAGACCGACCGTTGATCTCTCCTGCCAAGCTGCACCAGACAGTGAAGGCGCTTGATGCGAATGGGCGTCTTGATGTCATGCTGGGCAAGCAGAATGCCCAGATCGTGCGAGACCTTGACGATGTGGTTCGCTACGTCACCACGGTGCCGCCTGGCACTTTGGTGAACACTTCAGGCACTGCTGGAACTCTCATGGCTGCCATTGCAGAGGCAGGGGCTACAGGGGCGCTTACAGGCCTCCCGTTGCCAGTGGCAACAGGTCTGCGCCAGATCGTCAAGATGAGGAAAGAAGGCCGCACCAAGGCACAGATCAATGAAGCACTCAACGCATTGCCACCAGTGCAGCCTTGATAGACAATCCACCCAGGAGCAACAACAATGAGCGCACTCAGAATCCAACCACCGTACCCAGCATTCGCTGGCGCTGACGGCCTGCCGCTCGAGAACGGGTACATCTGGGTTGGCACGGTCAACCTGAACCCGCAGACGAACCCAATCAGCGTCTATTGGGACTCGGCTCTGACCATTGCAGCACCGCAGCCAATCCGCACGCTCAATGGCTATCCGGTCTACCAGGGCACGCCAGCACGCTTTTATGCTGGCAGCGACTACAGCATCTTGGTGCAAGACAGCAGAGGCAGCCTGGTCTACAGCTCGCTCAATGGGAATCTTGATTCTGGCTCGGTGGCCACCAATGCAACCGGCGATGGCATACAGCTCATATTTCCGGTGTCTTCCACACCGTTTGCAATTTACATCAATGGCGTCTACCAGAACCAGAACACCTACACGGTGGCCAGTGGCAATGTGACGTTCTCTCAAGCGCCTCCGCTCACCTCGGTGATCGAATTCCTGTTCTAAGGAGAAAGCAATGCTAAAAACAGTTGGATTCCCATCAACACGCACTGGCGATCAGACCATCATCGATGGCAATCTCGTCATTGGCACAGCAGGCAAAGGCATCGACTTTTCTGCCACACCGGGCACAGGCACAAGCGAGTTGCTGAGTGATTATGAAGAAGGTGATTACACACCAACCGTAACTGCGGCTGCTGGAACAATTACTTCCTATACGCTTACGTCAGCCAAATACACTAAAGTTGGCAGACTGGTTTTTGCAACTGTGCAATTAACAATTACAAACGCAGGTACAGGTGTTGGCGCTCTTTTAATAACAGTTCCTTTTACTTCAAGCGGCGCTGCTGCTGGATCAGCAACTGAAACAGCGATAGTGGGGGATGGAGGACGCACTCGAATTGCCAACGCTGACAATACCATGTATTGCGTTTTTTATAACAATACGTCCATGATTGTAAATAACTACGTTATCACTGCTTCAATCACATATAGCGTGTGAGGAAAAATTATGTCTTTGACCAAAGTTTCTTACTCAATGATCAGCAACGCACCTATCAATGTGGCTGATTATGGCGCTGTGGGTGATGGCGTGACCGATGACACTGCTGCAATTCAAGCTGCGTTATCAGCGGGCAAATACGTTGTATTTGGCGATGCCTCTAAGGTCTACAAAGTAACGGCTACATTAAATCTTCAATCAGGGCAAGTGCTTGACTTTAATCGGGCTAAAGTGCAAATGTACACTGCTCAAACGCGCATGTTTAATGCTGTCGGAGTAAACAATGTCATTATCCGAGGTGGTGTTTTTCAAGGCTATCGGACTGATTTTGTAAACTCGTCAACTTCGCTGGCGGTATGTATTTCTGTTGGTACTAACTCCACAAGAATTACAATTCAGGACAATTATTTTATTTGGTTTGCTTATTCTCCAGTTAGCACTGTGAGCTACGGTAAAGTGGGAACTTTTAGTTTCTTGGACAACGTAGTCACTGGCCCCGGTACGTCTGTATTGAGCGACCCAAGTTTTAGAAATTGCACAGGCATTACGATTGACGGGTCTTTAATTACCATTCAAGGCAACGTAATTGGAGATACTGCTCAAGGACTAATTGTTGCTGCCGATAGCACTGACGTTAACATTATAGGAAACACCATCGATACTATTCCAATTGAACATGGAATGTACATTGATGCTGGTGTTCGTAACATTACAGTTACAGGCAATGTGCTGAAAGCAATTGAACTTGACGGCATCAAGTTCCAACACAATGAGGCAAGTTCTTCGCAAGAACCGCAAAACATTGTTTGCTCTAATAATGTGTTGCTAAACATTGGTCAAGATGGTATTGCGATAAACAATACCACCGTAACGCCTATTGAATACTCAAATGCTGTCAGCATTACTGGTAATACACTTCGAGTGATTGGTCAAGATGGTATCAATGTCCGATATGCTAAAAATTCAACAATTGTCGGAAACAGCATTTTCACAACTGCGCGTTACGGAGTTGCCTGTGTGGAAGCTCCATCGTGTGTAATTGACGGTAATGTAATTTTGAATACTCAATCAAACGGCATTTACCACAACAATGGTGGAAATTTTGTTTCCATTACAGACAATGTAATCACAGCACCGGGTTTGTCAGGTGATCCCACCAACGGAAATAATTCTGGCATTTTGTTTGCTGGCGGCACTGGTGTCGGGCGCGTTATTGAGGGGAATTATGTGTATGGAGACGAAATAAAAACTCAATACGCTTTGTATTACGCAGGCGGTGATCAAACTCAAACCCGAATTTCTGGCAACACGTTTGTCAACACTTATGACTACGCTGTTCGGCTACAAGCACAAGCGTTGCAGTATTGGGGCGAAAACTACCTCAAAAGTTTTTCTGGTGAAAGATCGGCCACCGGACTGGTGACTGCCACATTGACCCGTGGCAACCCAGATACATATTTTGCATCTGCTGCGCCAACAACAGGCGCGTGGTCCCAAGGTTCAATTGTGTACAACAACGCTCCAGCTGCTGGAGGTACTATTGGTTTTGTATGTACCACCTCTGGTACTCCCGGCACTTGGAAAACATTTGGTGCAATAGCCCCATAACCGTACTGGTGCGGCCCACCAGCCTTAATGCCTGACTGGATGGTCAGGCTGGAAACAAGGAAATGATATGTTGGAAAAAGTTCAAATCGTTGACCGAATCGAAGTGGTCGAATCAGGTGTTGTGCAAGTGCGCACCAAGATCGCCATTTTGGAAGATGGTAAGCAGATCAGCGGCAACTTCCACCGCCATGTTGTTGCACCTGGCGACGACTACGCTGGCGAGGATGCTCGCGTGCAGGCCATCTGCGCTGCCACCCACACTGCTGCCGTGATCGCGGCGTACAAAGCAGCCACTGCTGCGCAAGGAGTCTGACATGGCTGGCAATTCACAAATCGCATTTGCACCCTTTGGCAAGACCGTTGTCGTGGCAGCCACAACGTCAGCTCCTACTGGCATTCAAGCGCCTGTCTATGAGAAGTTCGACCCGCAGAACGCAGGCCAGTTTCGATTCATCAATGCAGGCAACACCACGGTGTTCTTGGGCACTGGCAGCACCGCTGCAGAGGCCGCTGCAAATGCTGTGGCACCTGTGGCTGGAACGCCATCGGCAGCCATCGTGCTGGTGGCCGGTGCCGTGGAGATTCTGCGCTTCAACCAGACCACGTTCTTCAGCGGCCTGTCCAGCGCAGCAGCCACGGTCTACATCACGCCAGGCCAGGGGTTGTAATGTCCACGATTGACGCAACAGACGCACGACTGACCACGCATGAGGAGGTCTGCGCCATTCGCTATGATCAGATCAATGCGCGGCTCAAGCGCATTGAGGGCATCATGATCAAGACCGCTGGCATCATGCTTGTGTCAATGGCAGGAACAATTTTTGCGGCGATCTGGATGACAAAGTGATTGACCCTATCACCGCCCTTGCTGCGGTATCTTCAGCGGTAAACCTCGTCAAAAAGGCTGTCAAGACCGTTCAGGATGTCCAGTCTTTGGGACCGGTGCTTGGGCAGTACTTTGACGCCAAGGCGCAGGCCATCGAGGTCGTCGAAAAGGCCAAGACTGGCGGCTTCAAAGGCTCTGCGCTTGGCAAGGCGCTGGAACTGGAACTTGCGCTGGAGCAGGCCAGGGAGTTTGAAGAGCAGGTCAAGATGCTCTTCTTCCAGAGCAACAAAATGGACGTCTGGATGCGCATCACGGCCAGGGCCAAGCAGATGGAAGCCGATGCCGCCAAGGCAGAGCGCAGACGCAAGGAGGCCCAGCAGCGCAGGCAGGCCGAGATCGACGAAATGTTTTTGATCGGCATCGCTGTCCTGACCACGGTGTTCGTCTTGGGCCTGACCTTCTACTTCGTGGTGGATGCGATGCAGCGGCGCGTATGACTGAGAAGCTCAACGCCAACACCACCCTGGACAAGATTCTGGGGTACGTGGACAGCCCTTTCAAGCTGTTCGCGGTGATCCTCATGGCGGTGATTGCCTTCGCTGGTTTTGCCCTGTACGAGAGCCAGGAATTCATCCGGGATGCCTACAAGGAGTCGCAGAAGCTGCCGGAGATACGGACAGACCGAGCCGATGACGCAGCGACGATGCTGTTCAAGCAGACTGGTGCGACCGTGGTCGCGATCTTCAAGGTCAACCCGCTGTTTAACTCCAGGACGCTCTACAGAGCCTATACCAAGGACGGACGCGACAAGACCATTGAGAACATCGATGTCGGCCTGTTCACGCACAACTCGTCGAATAACTCAGATGTGGTCAAGCTGATGACCAATGAGATACCCTGCGGCGAGTACCGCTATGCACAGTCCGAGGTGGGGCTTTGGTATCTTGAGAATGGCGTGACGTACACCTGTCGAGTCAGCGTGCCGCCAGACTCGCATCGCTTCGTTGGACAGATTACAGTTGGCTGGGCGGCGCAGCCAGCAAACCTGGAGCAGACAAAATTCATGCTGGAGATTGCCAGCGCAATGTTGACCAAGAGAGGAAGCTGATATGGACTGGCTCAAGCAGATCGCACCAACGATTGCCACCGCACTGGGTGGCCCACTGGCAGGCATGGCCGTCTCGGCTGTCTCCAAGGCCATTGGCGTGGACGAGAAGGAAGTCGGCGACCTGATTGCCAGCAACAAGCTGACCGCTGACCAGATCGCGCAGGTCAAGCTGGCCGAGATCGAGCTGGCAAAGCAGGCGCAGGAGCTGGGCCTGAACTTTGAAAAATTGGCGGTCGAGGACCGCAAAAGCGCAAGGGAGATGCAGGCCACCACTCGCTCGATGATGCCACCCATCTTGGCTGGGGCTGTGACTTTGGGTTTCTTTGGCATCATGATTATGATGTTTTTCCAGCAGATCGACAGCAACAATCCGGCCATCCTCATGATGCTCGGCAGCCTGGGAACCGCCTGGACTGGGATCATTGCCTACTACTTCGGCAGCTCGGCTGGCTCGCAGGCCAAAACCGATCTGCTTTCCAAAGCAACCAAGTGAGGACACCATGAAACAGAACTTCGACGCTGCGCTGGCTGCCGTGCTGCACCACGAGGGCGGCTTTGTGAATCACCCCAAAGACCCTGGCGGCATGACGAACCTCGGATGCACCAAGAAGGTCTGGGAAGAGCATTGCGGCCATGAGGTGGACGAGAAGACGATGCGTGCGCTCACGCCTGCCGATGTAGCACCTCTGTACAAGGCCAAATACTGGGACAAGGTGCGCGGCGATGATCTGCCGTCTGGCGTGGATTATGCTGTGTTCGATGCCGCCATCAACAGCGGCCCAGGAAGGGCTGCAAAGTGGCTCCAGGCGTGCGTTGGCGTCGAGCAGGATGGTGGCATAGGCCCGAAGACTTTGGCGGCTGTGGCGGCCCTTGATGCGCAGCAGCTCGTTGAGGATTACTCCAAGCGCCGACTGTCATTCCTTGTTAACCTACCAACTTGGACAGACTTTGGCAAGGGCTGGGGCAGGCGCGTCGCTGATGTGAAGGCCAAGGCAGCCAGCATGACTGCCTAAGACCTGCTACATGGGCTTGCGCGTGCGGCACGCCTCGCGCATGGCTGGCGTAAAGTCTGGGTGGAATGACGCCATGCTGCAGTCAATGATGCGTTTGTCTGGTGCCAGGGCGGCAGACGCAGCGATCAGGGCGATCCATAGGCAGATGACAAATGTCACGCCAAGAACCACCAGCATGGCGGTGGCCATCCTTCTGAGGTATCCAGGTGCAGGGCTTGGCGGCAGCGGCTCAGCGGCCAGCATTACCGGCTTGCACTTGGCGACCTTGGAATGGCAGCAGTTCATTTGTCCAGGCCCAGAAATAGGCAGGCATATTTGTGGCTGACGCCTTTGGAGTCGATGTAGGTCTCACCGCAGCCGACCATCCACTCCATGATCAGGAGGGCCAGGGCAATGCCGATCAAGCTGGCCAGCGCCAGGTTGAGAACTTTCTTCATTTCTTGGCCTCCGAAGGTGGAACCCAGCCCATTGCGCGAAAGCGCTCCATGATGTTGGTGGACGCTGCTGGCACGTAGCGCCAGTTCGGGTTGAGCAGACTGGACCGCTGGGCCAGCCAAGAGGGTTGCTTAGGTTGTGTGGCTTGCATGGTGGTCTCCTTAAATTTTGAACTCATGTGCCTTCAGGAAGGCAATCTCTTGTTCGGTGGCCATGCACACGGCCATCATGTGCTTTTGCAGGTAGGCCTGCAGCTTGGCCCTGTTGCTGGGCGATGGGCACTTGCGGTAGGTTTCGATCAGTCTGCTCACGTTCAGCTCCTTGCTGGTTGGTTGCGATGACTGCATCTTACCACGATTTCCCACAATCTATGCAACTAGGGACAAACCCTAGTCTTTTGCTTTTTTCACAGCGATGATCTTGGCCACTTTTTCCAGCGTCGTGAAGCGGTGTTCATTGGCGCACTCGTAGCGTCGATACTTGGCGTTCTCTGCACGCTGGCGAGTTTCCTTCACCAGCGTCCAGGTGCCGCAGACAGGGCACTTCATGCGGCCACCTTCTTGCCTTCGTCGGCCAGCCCCTGCTTGATGTAGTGCAGCACCTGGGCGGCCAGCGTCCTGGTGTCTTGCTCGGCCTGGCGGCGCAGCGCCAGCTCAACATCGGCAGGGATGCGGATCGTCATGTAACGGTCCTTGGTCTTCTCGGTGGCCATCAGTCAGTCCCACCAGCATTGGTGATGGCGGCCTCCTCGAACATGTCTGCCGTGGCCTGGCCGGTGGCCAGCTCGACAGGGATGCCGTGCGTCAGCAGGCTCACCAGATCGTCCTGACCAGCGACCTCAATGTCGAACCGAGTCGAGGCGGCGTACTTGATGGCCTGGGCCTGGTTGGCTGCGCGAATCAGGCGGTGCTTGTTGGTCTCGGTGTCCGTGACCACGTAAATGCGAGTGCTCATAGTGTTTCCTTGCGTTGGTTGAAAAAGGCACTGATCTGCCTCTTGGCATCGTCAGCACCTTTTCCCACTATACAACAGAATCCCACACTTTCCAGATACTTGATCCAGTCTTTTTGCTCTGGGCTGAGGCTGCCGCCTTTGGTGCGCTTCATCTCCACCCACAGCCTCCAGGCAGGGATGAATAGGTCAGGCACGCCACTGCTCACGCCAGTCGCTTTCAGCTTGGCGGCCACGGCTGGATGCCGATGGCCACCATTGGGTACAGAGAAAATTCTTACCTCCGGATAGGTTCGCCTGAACCACTGCACCAGCATCATCTGCTCATGATCTTCGCTTGGGATGCGGTCAGCGGTCATGATGCGTTGATCTCTTTGTGGCGTTGCTTATGGCATGGTTGACAAAGCCACATCACATCCAGAGGTTTGTCATAGTCTTCGTGATGCGCCAAAGTTTTTTCATCACCGCACCGACAGCAAGGCTCCCTCACCAGTTTTCCATTTTTGACAGCCCTATAAACAGCGCTATGCGCTTTGCCTCTGCGCCTATCTTCAGCACGCCATATTCGTGTTAATTCAACTCCAGCTTTAATTCTTTCAGAACGATTTGCACGATTTCTGTCGTACTGTCGCACCTTCTCAATATTCTGTGCGCGATGCTTACTCACATCATCCTTGGCGCAGTCCTTGCACTTGTTGAGGTGGCCGTCAGCCATCCTGGAGTGCTTGTAGAACTCAGAGAGTGGCTTTACAACCTTGCATTTGAAGCATGCTTTTTGCATGGCGATCTCCTGTGTGGCATCGCCATCTTACCCGTTTTGAACTTAGAATGGAATCATATCTACCCACTTGTCGCAGCCATCCACCGTGGCCGCAAAGTCCTCGGGCGGTGTCATGTCGAACACCAAGCAATGGCCGGACTGGTTGAAATGCTCGCAGGTGTGGCAGCACTTCGGCGGCCCTGACTGCACCCACTGGCGGTAGTCAAGCAGGAACTGTGGCTCTTGCGGTCTGGTGGTCATGCCCAACTCCTCTTCAAAACACGGTGAAACTTCCCATCCATCTTGTACTCAATGCTGCTCGGCGGCTGGCTGTTGCTCATCTGCACGGCCAGGTACTCCAGCCCTTCGCTTCCGTCCATGTGCGTGGCCTGGGCCAGATTCGCACCGGACGATGTTGCCATCGTCATCAGTTGGCGCATGGCCTTGTCGCCTGCATACCCGTCGTGCAGCACAGGCAGGTACTCGGTGATCGGCCTGTCGGACAAGCTGCCATAGTAGGTGCAGGACAGCATCTCCTTGCCACTGGCCTTGCTGATGTGCCTGCGCCAGTTCCAGCTTGTCACCTCGAGGTCTTTTCCCTCCAGCCCCATGATGTCGTCGTTCCTCAGCTCGAGCTTTTTGCGCTCAGGCTCTGGGAAGGCATGGCCGCAGGCAGGGCAGTTGGCCACCGAGATGGCGCACAGCTCGCCACAGTTGTCGCAGACCTTCACTGGCGCTTCACCGTTGCCGTCTCCAGCCTTCTTGGGCGGCTGCACTGCGGTGATCGGCCCATGCGTGGCCACCACGCCAGCGAAGTCCAGCACCAGGCAGTGGTCGGTGTGGCTCTTGACACGCATCCCGCGGCCTGCCATCTGGACATAGAGGCTGGCGCTCATGGTCGGGCGCAGCATGGCGATCAGGTCGATGTCAGGGTAGTCGAAGCCGGTGGTCAGCACGTTGGCATTGGTCAGCGCACGCAGGCGGCCAGCCTTGAAGTCGGTCAGCATTCGCTCGCGTTCCTTCTTCGGCGTTTCACCCGTCACGCAGTCAGCGGCAATGCCTTGCTGTTGTAGGACTTCGGCTACGTGATGGGCGTGCTTGACACCTGTGCAAAACACCAGCCAGGCTTTGCGGTCACCGGCCAGATCAATCACCTCACGCACAACCCGCTGATTGTTGTCGTCGGTATCGACTGCGGCCTGCAGCTCGGCCTCGATGAACTCCCCGCCACGCTTGTGCACGCCAGTGGTGTCCAACTTGGCCTTGGTGACCTTGGAGCGCAGCGTGGCCAGGTAGCCCTTGAAGATCAGCTCCTCAATGCTGGTTGGTTCAATCAACGCATCAAACAGCGCAGGCTTGTCAGTGATTAGGCCATGACCAAGCCTGTAAGGGCTGGCTGTAAGCCCAACCACCCTCAGCGCAGGGTTGATGGCCTTCAGCTCACCCAGCAGTCCTCTGTATCCACCCTCGTCCTTGTGGTTGACCAAGTGGCATTCGTCGATGATCACTAGGTCAACGTGGCCCAGCTCCTTGGCCTTGCTGCGCACCGACTGGATGCCTGCAAAGGTGATCGGCTCACCGAGCTGCTTCTTGCCGATGCTGGCGCTGTAAATGCCCATTGGAGCGCCTGGCCAGTGCAGGCGCATCTTCTCGGCGTTCTGCTCGATCAGCTCCTTGACATGCGTGAGCATCAGAATCTGCGTCTCTGGCCAGTTCTGCAGGGCGTCCTTGCACAAGGCGGCCACGATGTGGCTCTTGCCTGAGCCGGTCGGCAGCACCAGGCATGGGTTGCCGTGGTGGCCAGCCTCGAACCAAGCATAGAGCTGGTCGATGGTGCGATGTTGGTAGTCACGCAGCATCGTCGCCCCTTGCTCGGATGGCGGTGTCAACTTCCTCACCAGTCAACACATGCCAGCGTCTCTGATGCGCCTGACGACAAAGACTGCGATAGATGGCATCGTCAGCTTTTGCGATGTCGTCCGCTGTGTCCACGTCGTCCAGCAGCATCCAAAGTTGCAATGACTTCTCACGCTCGGCAGCACGGGCAAGCTCGACAAGGCGTTCAAGTGCTGGGGCGTGAAGGTCTGACATTGCCTCGCCGTACCCAGCCTCCCGCGCCATGCGGATGATGTCATCTTTCATTCGGCCACCTCATAAGTTGCTTCAAAAATGTCTGGCTTGCATGGGTACAACTCACCCTGCACCCCTCGGATAACCCAGTCGTTCTCGCTCACCTTCATGTCGCCTTCAAGCGTTCTGATCATGGCCCAGCACGGGGCCGTCCAGTCTTGAAACTTTCCAGTGTTGTATATGCGAATGCGCTCATCGCTAACCGCATCGTGGAACCATTCGGGCCAGTCGAATCGGCGCGTGTACTGCACGGCCTCAATGACAACGGGCTTCTTTCGGAACTTCATGTGCTCTTCTCCTTTGGCTCATGGGTACAGGAGTCCTCGTAGTCGAGAATATCTTTCAGCCGGTAGCGGATCAGACCGCCGATTTTGAGATAGCGCACGCCTTGCTTGAGTGACCTGTCGCGCTCAAGGGTTGCTTCGCTGATCTTCCAGCGGAAGGCCACTTCCTCTTGCGTCATCAGTTGCTCGCTCATTGCGGCCTCTCCTCTTCATCAAACGTCATGTCTGGGTGCGGTATGTCGTCATGCACGATCACCCCATCGACTGCCTCAATGTACTTGCCGCACACCACGCAGTAATAGCCTTCAGTCATGTGTTCTCCTTAGTTCCGTTTTCTCTGCAAGCACGCAAAGTCGGCTCCCTTTATCGTGCGGTCTGTCAGCTTTTTGGACTCTTTGCCCGCCGCTTGACATTCAGCCGCGCTGCTGAAGCCGGGGATGCTGGTCAGCGCCACGCTGTCTGTTTTGCTCATTGCGCCAGAATGAACAAAAATTACAAGTACCCACTCAATCATCATGCTTCCCCCTTTATGCCATGCGCGTCAATCATCCGGCACTGGCACTTGCCCGGTCCGTCAATGCAAACGTGATAGTCGATCACATGGGAAGCGCCAAGTGCATACATCGCGATGTGAATTAGTCCGACCAAAGCCAGAGCGGTTTTCATGCTTCCCCTTTTATGCCGTGGGCAAAGGTGGCATAAACCCAGCACAAATAAAATCCAAGTGATGTTGATGCTGCAAACCACCAGTCCCCAGTTTTTCCAAGAACTGCAATGGTTAAATAAACCCCTGTGATGATTGCTGCCAGCTTCCAATAAGAAGGTGACCCAACCCACTGCCAAATTGATTTCATGCACCCCCCTTTATGCCGTGTGCGGCTTCGATGGCTCGGTACTCGTCTTCGCTAATGTCAACAGCACCCCGCGCATCTTTTTCACTGTAATAGAGTTTTTCACTGTAATAAAGTGGTCTGATTGCTTCAAACATTTCCTCCTTTGTCAGCGGCTTGCGCTGTGGTGGGGATGTGTAGAGGCGCACATCGGTGGATTTAATGTCACGATCTGGCAGTAGCGTCGGAAATCCATAACGCATCACAACACCGGGCACAGGCTTCTGCTCTGGCTGCGCCAGCCTATCGCGCAGGGCAATTCGAACAGCCTCACGCTCGTCGGTGTTGCCGTAGCTCATGGCGTCAAACGCCTGCTGCATCAGTTCGCGGTCGGTCATGTGTTCTTCTCCTTGAGTTTGTCAAAGCAGTGCCAGCACATATATCCGTGACCCATGACAAACCACCATGTGTATGACATTGGGCTGTTGTTAAATCTGTTCTTCAAACAGCGCGGGCATTGCTTGATCTTCATGTGTTGCGCTCCTTTGCTTTAGCCAGCACTGCGCGTGCAAATTGTTCGCATATTGCTGTTGGCCCACCGTCACCCCGATGCTCAACATAAAGGTAGTCAATCTCTTCATCCGTCAGCCCTACCCATTGGCGCTGTGGTGGGGCGGTGTAGAGGAATGGAGTCCATTTGTCGGGAATTGCCCTTCCCAAATCAACCCACGGCCCTTGGTAGTTCAAGCGGTTACGCATATCCAAACGAACCACCAGATGTGGGCCATCTAACCACGCCACAGGCTCCTGCTCTGGCTGCGCCAGCCGTGAGCGCAGTTCGTCGCGCTGCGCTTTGATGCACTCAGGTCGCTCGCAGTAGTAGCTGCATGAATGAATGTCGCTCATGTGTTCTTCTCCATTGCCTTCTTCAGCGCTGCTTCCTCAGCTGCTCGTCTTGTCAGCCACTTCGTGTAGGAGGCTCTCAAGTAGCGGCGATTGCTTGCATCGAACTTGCTGCTCTTTGGCTCGATGTCTGGAGGAGGCTCCAGCAAGGCGGTGCGAATCTGTTCTGCGTCCGCGCCGATCAGCCTTGCGTAGTCTTCGAACGAAGAGGTCTTGCTGAACAGCCAGTCTATGGCTGCGAAGTTCTCCGCACCCGTGGCCTGCTTGCTCGATGCATCCTGTATGGCCTGGGCAGTAATCGCGGCCAGCAGGCGAGCGCAAGCCACTGTCTGTGGGTGCGCGTTGGGGTTTGATGAAATGAAGTCGATCATCCGACAATCCTCCCGCCAAAATCCTTGCGCATCTCGGCGATGAACGAATCTCCGCTGGCGCAGGCAGCGGCATTGGCCAGCAGCTCCTTGGAGCTGTAGACACCCTCTTGCTCTGGGTCACCATTGGCAATGGTCACGCCACCAATCACATAAACAGCCGTCCACTCGTCCGGCCCGTCCTTGCGCTGCCAGGGCACCAAGTCTGGATGCAGGACATGGCCCTCGCAGCCGGTGCGTTGGGCCTCCAGCGGTATCGTGTCATCCCACTTAACGCAGTGCCAGGTGCTGTCGCCCTTGGCCGTGCTGTGGGCGCAGGTGCGGCAGTTCACATGCTCGGTGGTCTTGCTTTGGTGGCAGAAATCATGCGCGTCGCAGAACTTGCACTGATACCAGCTCGGGTCTGTGCTGATAGGTGGCGGCATGCGGTCTTCCTGCGCCAGCAAATAACCACGCCTGATGTACCTCTCGGCCACATCTTTCTCGTAACGCACTCGCTCGGTGTAGATGCGGTCGTCGTCCTTACAGACCGCCACGTACAAGGCCCGATCAATCTCTGTGCCGTGCATGTAGAGCTGCATCTGGACGAAGTGTTCAGGCTTGGCACTGGCCACCGCGCCAGCTTTGAGCAGGTCGTCGAATGACTTCTTGCTGTGCGTCTTGAACTCGGCAACGTGGCGCTTCTTGGGCGCTTCTGGCACGCCAGACTCGATGATGGCGTCCAGGCTACCGGACACATGGCAGCCAAGGTCTACCCTGGTCTGCTTGCCGGATGTGCTGCGAATGTCCATGCCAATGGCTCGCAGATCGCTGATGATGTTTGCCTCCTCGAGCTGGCCACGCCTGAACAGGCGCAGGACTCGGCCTGGGAACTTGGGCTGCACAGCCCAGCGAAAGCTCAGCCACAGCCATCGGTCGCAAGGGTGGCCAAGCTGGCTGCACCCCATGTGCCCCCTTGGCTGCTCAGCCTTTGCTTCGTGCGCTTTGTCAATCAGCGCCTGGATGGTATGCTCTGACTCGGGTATCTTCATGCCCGTCTCCTTTTGGTAGTTGCCAATTCAGCCCCAGGTTCCTCACGGTTCCTGGGGCTTTTTCTTGCTTACTTCTTAACCCAGGGCGGCGAGGCCTTGGCCGGTGCAGACGCTGCTGCCGGAGCTGCTGCTGGTGCTGCAGCCTTGAACGCTGCTGGTGCTGCCCCACCGTTGATGGCTCGGTAACCCTTGACCTCGTTGCTGGCCTCGTAGGTCTTGCCGGTCTTCTCGTCAGTGCGTGCTGCGCGAATGGTCAGCTTGATGTTGACATTGCCACCGATGAGCTGGTCGGTGTCGGTCACCTTGGCCAGCCCGACCGCACGCATGATGTCGCCAAGCTGCTGGCGGCCAATCTCCTCGGCCTTGGCGCTCGCGTTCTTGATGTTGAGGTTCGAGAAGATCACACGACCCTGGTGGCTCGGTCCAGTGATGTCCAGGCGCAGCTTGATGTACTGGCCACCACCGTCGTTCGTGTTCTTCAGCTCAGCCTGCGTGATGCTGGCGTTGTAGTTGCCTTCTGGCAGCGGCTCGAAGTTGCCGCCAGTGCCTTGCGGAAGTTCGTTTGCGTCGAAAGTTTGTCCGAGAAAAGCCATGATGATTACTCCTTGATGATGTCAATGGTGAAAGAAGGGCGGCCAGGCTTGGCCGTGATTGCGCCAGCCAGTGGCCGAGTGATACGTTCGTCGGAGGCCTTCCAGATGGCCATGTTGATCTCAGGCTTCCAGCGAAACAGCGTCGATAGGTGATCGGTCAGGCCAGCCTCTGCGGCCAGCTCCTGCACCTTGTCTGCATCCACCTTGCGGTCGATGCGACCCACGACCTTGACTCGAAAGCCTTCGAGCGCCAGGGTCTCAGTGCCTTCAGTGTCGTCACGGATGCTTGCAACCTTGCGCATGGAGTCCTCGAGGTCGCGGCGCTTCTCGATGGCCACACGCTCGGCCTCTTTGGCCTCCAGCCATTCGGCTGCCATTTGCTCCATCGTTTTCATGCGGTCCTCGCTTTCAGCATGGCGTCTGCTATCTCATACGAAGACGTTGCCCAAATGACGATCAGTTCTTCATCGGTGCCTTTATGGTGCGACCAGTTACGCCCCATCAAACCGGGCAGCGCTCCAATCGCAAAGTAGTCGCGCAAGCTCATTCCATCATCTAGAACTTGATTTTCTATTGCCACTGGAAACGCTGGCCCACCTGTTTTTGTATAGTTCATGCCTTGCCCCCAATCTTGGCAAACACTGCGCTCAGGTCCGGTGCCTCCCAGGCATCCAGCTTGCCGCTGCGGTCCTTGGCCAGCCACAGGCCATCGCTGTCGCACATCAGGGCACGCTGGGTGTTGCCGTCGCCATCCTTCTCAACCCGCAGCGCCAGCACCTCGTCGAAGAAGTACGGCAGCGCCTGGCCGGTCTTGTTGCCTGGCATCGATGGCGCGTACAGAACCCGGCCCATCTCGTCCTGCGTCTTCTCCAGCTTGGCGCTCATGTAGACGTGGCGGCCAGGAAGGTCGCGGAAGGCGCGAATGATGTCGGCCATCTGCTCCTGCATCGCACCGTAGGCCTGGCGTGGGTCTTTGGTCGCCTTCTTCTCAGTGTTGAGCACCACCTCCGCAATCTCGCTGATGGAGTCAAGCGCCACCGACTTGAATGCCTTGGCCTCGTCTGCCTCGGTCAGCCACTTGTAAGCCTCCTGCAGATCGGTCATCGATGCGATCTCGATGAAGGGCAGGTCTGCGTCCTGGATGGACAGCAGGCCGCCTTCAGCCGACAGCACGATGGGGCTGGGTAGGGTTTTGATCAGCGAGGTCTTACCTGCGCCGGCCTGGCCATAAACCAGGACTTTCACACCGTTGGCAGCCAGGCTGCCGGTGGTCTTCACGTTGATTGCCATGTTGGCTCTCCTTCTTGGGTTGCTGCGCTTTCGGACCATCCGGTTGCGCAGTGGTTGCACTTTACCATATTTTCCGGTTAAGATGTCAACACCCCGCGAAAATTTATTTGGAAAGGC